CGAAGATCTTTTCTATTAACTAAATCTTCAACTTTCATTTTAAAATGTGGACTTAAAGTTAAATCTATAGGAATATCAGTAGAATCAGATTCAGCAACTACATAAGATCTCTCTAAAATTGAAATTATGCTAGATAAATTATCAGTGGTTGTTTGAAGAGTATCAGTTGTTCTGGATAATTTATCAATAGCACTTTCAAAATCAGCATGAGCTGCTTTGCGTAATTTTTGTTGAAATGGGATTGCTGAATGGGTACAGCAGTATGAAGCCATTTGGTGTTCACACTTTGGTTTATAAATTGTTGTTTTTGCAATTCTTATTACATTCTTGTAATCACTGAATTAGGTGATTACGAACGCAAACCAACACATTTGTCTTTTGAAGTGGGTACGCCACGATAAGGCACTAATTGTGTTATAATAAATCTAAATAGATCTCCTTTTATAATGTCGTTTCCTGAAAACATTCATCTTATAATTTGATAAAGTGATTAAATGTTCAGTAGATTTGGCGACAAGTTTTATCTTTTATAAGTAAAAGATAGTAAAACTAATCACTAGTATGTTTATGAATTAATTCAATCCATGTTGGGAACATGGGTCGAACATCTTCATCACCGAACCTAGTAAATTCAGTGAGTGTTTGTATAAATTTTTCTCTATAGCCTTCATACTCGGCTTTTTCATCACAGTGAAACAAGAGTTCTCTCATAACAGAGTTACAAGTTTGAACTAATTGTTCCTCAGGTGTGATTTCTTTAGAGGGTAAATAATAACAAAGACTTTTCATAAGGGAATCTTTATCTAAAGGTGCAACAATTCTTTTTAATTCTGGATGATACCTAAAACTTCTTTTTAAAAAAGAAATTTGAGATATATCGATGAATCTCGATGAATGTTGTTTTTTATCTGACGTAGTAAACGTCATATAATAAATTTCCTCTACAAATTTACCATAAGATATATTATTAAAATAGGAAGATAATTCCTCTTTTACACCACATAACATATCATCACCATATGTTATAGGTAATAAAAGTTTAGTAAAATCTCTTATTTTAAATTTGGTTGTTTGATTCATGGCATTGTCTGCACCCAAAGGTGTACAC